CCCGCAGTTCCTTCCCTATGCCGTGAACCGTGCTTTGACGGACTGGCAACCGCGCGGAGACGCGGCGCGCTGACCTGGCCCATGCCCAGGAGCGCCATTGCGCCGGACGAATGCCCCTCGGGTGGGGCAAGCAACATCGGCGTGCAACTTGTGAAAGACCGGGGCTTACCCGGTCGATGCCGTGGTGCCCAACTTCCCTGCCGAGCCGCGTACGCGGTTCAAAGAGTTGTTAGAGCGAATACTAGCAGTGCTTGTTATTCTTTGCAACAGCACTGCTTGTAATTTGATTTCTGTAGAGGAAAAATTTCAACGCCGCAAGCCACGCTTGCGAGTTCTGCAATCAAGCGTTGCGCAAGCATGGCTTGCATTTGCAAAAGTGGAGTCGATCAGGAATACTGGATGCAAATACAGTATTTCGCGAGGACGCGATGATGCCAATACGAAAAAGAGCACTGGGCGACCGGTTGCGGGCCGCCCGTCGAAACTGCGAGCTATCCCAAGACGATGTAGCGGAGCTTCTGGGGGTGAAGAGACAGACAGTCTCCGCATGGGAGACCGGACTTACCGTGCCCACAGCACTCCAGGTGGCTGATCTCGCTGCCGCTTATTGCGCTTCAGCACATCAACTTCTGTTTGGGGTGCACTACGAGCGCTTGAACGTGAAGGCCCTTTTGCCTGGCACCGGGACCCAAGAAGAGCGGGTTACTCCGTGTGCTCCGCCACGCGACGACGAGCTGTCGCCGGCTTTGCCGCCTGAGGTGCCGCAGCTTGGCGCTCCGCTGCAGCCTGCAGCTGGCGGAGTTGGCCCTCGGCATCGGCCAGCAACTTGGCTTGGATCGATTTTGGGACGCTCCGGTACACCATGATCAGTTGCATCTCGTCTTTGGATAGCTGGGTGAAGTTCAGCGGCTGGTTGCCACCGCCGGCCACCTCTCCTAGTGAGGCGGCTTCGCTAGCCAGTCTGGGGCTGAAGTCTGCGATATCGCATCCAAGGCCTTTCGCAAAGCCCCGTGCTGCCTTCAGGCTGATGGCGGCCTTACCGTTCAGGAAGTGCCCTACAGCCGCTTGGCTGCCGATGTCATAAGCCTGACCGAACTCCGCCTGGGACACGCGGTCTTTGCGTTCTGCCCACAAGGCCTTGAGCTTGCGCGACTCCTCGCGGTGCTCGTCAGTCAGGGTTCTGCGGATCTCATCACTCATAAATAGCGAGGCTAGTAAAACTACCCTAAATCAGCAAAAAGCAGAGCTATTGACATAATTACAAGCACTGCTAGTATGTTGGGTATGCATAACCTCCGACGCATCCGAAAGCATCTCGGAATCTCTCAGAAGGCCTTGGGCGAAGGCATCGGCTGCACGCAAGGCAACGTGTACCACTACGAGAAGGGCCAAACGTTCTCTCCGGAGATGGCCACGAAGCTCATTGCTTTCGCAGCAAGCGGGTTTGGTCTTGCCCTGAGTTACGACCACATCTATGGCGCCGCTGCGCTGCCTCCGCGAGCGGTTCCTCCCCTTCCTGCACGCCCCCAGGAGCCAGGCCATGCATAGCCCCCGCAAGTCCAAGCGGCCTGGCCCGCTGCCGTTCCAGAAGCGCATGTCCATCGCCCGAAGCGGGCGGCTGCTCAAGGAGAGCTCGGCGACGCTGGCCCACATCGAGGCAAACGCTGATGCCCGCGAGAAAAGGATGGCGCGCTGGCTCGATGACGCCTCCTCCTTTGCCAGCGAAGAACTGGAAGGCGCTAAAGCGCAGCTTCTGGACCGGCAAGCGGTGATGGCTGCCCTCCAGCAGTCGATCGCAGACCAGGCCCGCACTGGAATGAATGCGTTGACGGTGCGGCACACATCCGACTGCGCCACCGTGGCGCCCACAGCACCACCTTCGCGTCGGCCTGTTTTGAGCTGGCTGCTGGGTTGGTCCCGCCTCAACCGCTGGCGTCCCGACTCCCCTCCACCTGTCACCACATCCAAGGAGTAGTCCCGCATGCGTGACACCCACGAAAAGCTGAGCCGAGCTGAAGCGGCTGCATTCAGGGCTATCCAGACAGTCCTTGCCGACCTCGACGCAGAGCAGGCCGAGCGCGTGCTGGCCCGTGTCCAGGACCAACTGGGCGAAGACACTCCCGCGCCCATGTTCGCGCGCGGCGTTGCCGGCCCGCTGGGCAAGCTGGACATCCCGCTGCGCACCAAGGTGGATGAGGCCACGGCCGACCTGTTCCTGCGCCACTGCGGCCAGCAGGCGACGGACACCTCCATGGTGCTGCGCGACTGCGTGTATGCCCTGGTCTACGGCAAGACCTATCGGCAGATGGTGGTGGAGAAAGTGAACCATGACGCGCAGCGTACCGAGGCGCTGGCCAAGCTCATAGGGCCTTTTGGTAGCCCCGAATTCGGAGGGCCTGCCCGATGAACGCGATCACTGCAATTTCCGCCGCCGTGCTGACCATGAGCAGCGAAGAAATCGCCACCTTGGTGGAGTCTCGTCACGACAACGTGAAGACCTCCATCGAGCGCCTGGGCGCGCGCGGCGTGATCCAACTCCCTGCGTTGCAGGAAGTTCGGAACCACCTCGGCCAAACCGTGAGCGTCTACCAACTGTGCAAACGTGACAGCTATGTCGTGGTGGCGCAGCTGTCTCCTGAGTTCACTGCGCGCCTGGTGGATCGCTGGCAGGAACTGGAGGCCCAGGCCGCTCCCGCGCTGCCTGATTTCTCCAACCCGGTGGCCGCCGCGCGCGCCTGGGCCGATGCCAAGGAATCCGAGCTGCGCACGGCCGAGGCGCTGGCCCTGGCTGCGCCCAAAGCGGAGTTCGTGGATCGCTTCGTGGCGGCCGAGACCGGCGCCATGGGCTTCCGCCAGGTCTGCAAGCTGCTGCGCGCGAACGAGGAGCGCTTTCGCGCGTTCCTTCTGGACAACAAGGTGATGTACCACCTGGGGGGCCGGCTGACTCCGCTGGCCCAGCACTTGGACGCAGGCCGATTCGTGGTGAAGGCAGGCCATGCCCAGCACAGCGACCACGCTTTCACCCAGGCCAAGTTCACCAGCAAGGGCGTGACCTGGATTGCCGGCCTGTGGGGCCAGCACCAGGCCCGCCTGGCGCAGGAGGGCGCACAGCAATGAGCACGATGATCATGGCGGCCTGCTGGCCGCTGGCGATGTCCCCCGCGCAGAAGGCTGTGCTGATTTCCCTGGCTGACCAGGCCAACGATGACGGCGTGTGCTGGCCCGGTGTTGCGACGATTGCGAAGCGCACCTGCCTGTCCGAGCGCGCGGTGCAGGATGCCATCGCCTGGCTGCAGACTGTTGGCGTGGTGTTCCGTGAGTACCGCATCAACTCGAGCACCAGCTACACCATCACTCCGGCCAACTTCAACCCGGCTGCAGCGCCTGCGAAGCGCAGGCGTGGTACGGGTGCAGATGCCGCACCGGGTGCAAATGGCGCACCCCCCGCAAATGGCGCACCGGGTGCAGACGGCGCACCACCCCCCGCAGCTGGCGCACCAGGGGGTGCAAATGGCGCACCTCAACCCCCGCAGATGGCGCACCCCAGGGGTGCAGATGGCGCACCCAAATCATCATTGAACCGTAATAGGAACCGTAAAGGAACCGCCAAAGAACCATCCCCGCCGGCTGCGCCGTCGGCCCGCGATGGGGCTGGCGGTGATCCAGACGACGGCGAGACAGCCCTGCAGGCTGCCTGCAAGCTCACCTGGGCGTCGTACAGCCTGGCCTACGAGCAGCGGTATGGCGTCAAGCCGGTGCGCAACCAGGTCGTGAACGCCAACGTGAAGACGCTGGTCAAGCGCCTGGGCTTCGAAGAGGCACCGCTGGTGGCGGCTTGGTACGTGGCCAGCGTGAACGAGGCATTCGTGGTGAAGAACTCCCACGGCGTCGGCGTGCTGGTGAACCAGGCCGAGAGCTTCCGCACCCAGTGGGCTCGTGGCCAGGCCGTGACCGGCACGGCAGCGCAGGCGGCCGACAAGACGAGCGCCAACTTCGACGCCATCGAGGAGGCTAAGCGGCTGCTGCGCCAGCGCGGCGGCCGGGGCAACGGGGAGGGCGGCAATGCGTGACGACCACGACACCGACTGGCTGCTGGAAGAGCTGGGCGCCACGATGGAGCTGAGCGGCCAGCAGGTCCGGCCTGCTGCACTGCTGCTGCTGGCGGAAGACCTGGCCCACATCGAAAAGCCTGTGCTGCGCCTGGCCCTGGCCCGCATCCGTGCCGAGCATCGCGGCCCGATCTTGACTGGCACTGTGCTGCAGTACGTGGACCACGCGATGGGTCGCATGCTGCCCGCCGAAGCCTATGGCCTGGCGCTGACCAGCGCTGACCAGCAGGCCACCGTGGTGTGGACCGACGAGATCGCCCAGGCATGGGCCGTGGCCGCGCCGCTGCTCAATGCCGGCGACAAGTTCGGGGCACGGCAGGCCTTCATCGAGGCCTACGGCCGGATCACTGGCGAGGCCCGTGCGCTGCGCCGCCGTCCTGTGGTGCAGGTCAGCCTGGGCCACGACCCCGAAGCCCGGACGCGCGCCGTGCAGGAAGCCATCACGGCAGGCCGACTGCCGGGCGGGCTGGGGGGCCTGACCGACGACCTGCGCGAGCAGCTGCAGTTGCCGGCCCCGCGCGCCGCCCTGGCGCTGCCGGCTCCGGACTCGGTGCCCACCGGTCCGAAGCGCGAAGTGCTGGCCCAGCTGGCCACCCTGCGCGAAGCCTTCGCGGTCAAGGCCTCGCGCTTCACGCCCGTGCAAGTCCAGGCCCGTGCAGACCGGATGCGCCTCGGCCAGGCCAAGCGCCGCACTGCCGCCGCTGTGGCGCAGCACCAGCAGGGGAGCCAGCCATGAGCGCTATCCATTCCTCCGTGAGCCGCGACTACCTGACGCTGCCCTACACCTACACGCTGGCACAGGAGCTGTCGGCCAGCGAGCGGCAACCGCTGCACCAGCGCAAGCGCGAGCCCCTGGCTGCAGCAGTCCAGGGCGCTGTGCATGCCGTGGGCTACGCCGCTCCCACAGTGCAGCACTGGCGCGACCTGGCCGACGCCGCGAACCTGTCCGAAACGCTGCTGGGCATGGGCGTCTTCACCGAGCCCGAGGCCCAGAGCCTGTTTGCTGATGCCGTGGCGGCCGTCGTGGACCTGGGCCGCAAGCACGGCCATGGCCAGGAGATGCGCCTGAACGCCGTGCAGCTGGGCCACCTGGTCGAGTTCGGCGAGGCCTACGGCCAAGTACTGGAGGTGATCCCGGCCCGCACCTTCATCCGTGCGCACCGCGCCACCGAACGCCGTCTGCGCGAGCTGCTGGTCAACAGCCACGGCAGCGATACCCATGAATTCATTGTCGTCTGAACACCAATGGCAGCAACAACCAAACAATCTCAGCGCGGCAGCCGTGGCGCACCTCGTCAAGCTGGCCCAGCAACCCGGGTGGTGGGAGTACGTCAAGGCCAGGGCCAGGGAGCTGGACAGGGACGAGTCCCGCCTGTTCGTGGACATCGAGCGGCAGGTGGTGCAGCAGCTGCAGGCGCTCGCCTGGCGCCCGCCGCCCCGCGCGTGACGGTGCCTGCTGGCCACCAGGGCCCGATCACGGTTCTGGGCATGGACCCGGGCAAGCACACCGGGCTGGCCTGGATCGTGGATGGCCAGCTGCAGGCGCTGGAGGAGATTGCTCCAGCGCAGATCCTGCAGACGCTGCAGGGCAGGGCGCCCACGCTGGTGATCTTCGAGGACAGCCGCAAGGCGCGCAGGACCTGGACCGGCCAGGGCAGCGCTGCAGCTCGGGCCAAGATGGCGCGCAACGTGGGCGAGATCGATGCATGGTGCGTGCTCATCGAGACCCTGTGCGCCAGCCTCGGCATTGCCTGCTTCGGCCTGGCACCCAGCGCCAAGGCCGGCAGTGCCCACGGCGCAAAGATCGATGCCGCCACATTCAGCCGCCTGACCGGCTGGGCTGGCCGCAGCAATCAGCACCAGCGTGACGCCGCAATGATCGCGTGGTCCTTCCGGAGGGCCCGGCCATGAAGCGCATCTACATCGCTGGCCCGATGACAGGCCTGCCCGAGTTCAACTACCCGGCCTTCAACCGCGCGGCCGCCACGCTGCGCGCGCAGGGCCACCACGTCGAGAACCCGGCCGAGAACCCCGCGCCAGCATGCGGAAGCTGGGCCGGCTACATGCGTCTGGCGCTGCCGCAGCTGTGCACCTGCGATGCGGTCTACATGCTGCCGGGATGGCGCGGCTCCAAGGGTGCGCGCGTGGAGCACGGGCTGGCCCTGGATCTGGGCATGGAGGTGCAGGACTTCGATGCCAGCGCAGGGGAGGGCGGCGCCCATGCTTGATTTCCGCCCCGACCTTCCGCGCCGTGGCCAGCGCGGCCCCGTGCGTGCCACGCCCCAGCACCCGCCCCTGTGGCGTGGCGCCGCAATGCGCGAGCGCATCGAAGGCCCCGATGCCTTGGGGCGCTACCGCTTCTCCGTCTGGTCGGAAAACCGCTGCTGCCGCCTGGAGCAGTACGGCCCCACGCGTGTATGCGTGATGGGCGATCACGGCTTCCTGGTGCAGGTGGATGTGGAGGGCGACATCCGATGATCCAGAACCGGAGCACCTGGCCCCGCCGCAGCTTTGGCCGCCGGCAGCCATCCGCCGCCCAGGTTGAGGACCGCGAGGACCTTCTGGCGCAGCGCGCGGCCCGAGCCATGAGCAGTGCCCGCGCCACTGCCGGCTTGGCATGCACCAGCATCGTGGTGATGGGTGCCGCCAGCACGGGCTTGGTCGTGCCCAAGGCCGAGATCCTGGAATGCGAGGCCTACCGCCGCGCCGTGGCCGCGCTGCCGTGCATCTGGTGCGGCATCAGCGACTACAGCCAGCACGCCCATCTGAACCTGGGCAAAGGCTTCGCGCTCAAGACCGACGACCGCACTGGCTTCCCCCTGTGCTGCACGCGCCCCGACATCGAGGGCTGCCACGTCGCCTATGACCAATACCGCCTTGTAGACGGCGGCCGAGAAGCTCATCGGGACTACGGCCTCGAATGGGGCCGCATCACCCGCCACACGATTCTTGAATCCGGCCAATGGCCACAACGCCTGCCACTCTGGAGTGAAACCGCATGACCCAAGCCACCAGCACAATCCATAAGACAGCCGGCGGCAATCCGGACACGGGCGCGGTCGAGGCCGTGCCCACGCTGACGCAGGTCTACGAGGCGATCCGTCAGCTGCATGAGGCAGGGGAAGAGCCCACGCGCGACCGCATCCACAAGATGACGGGCCTGAACCTCACCACTGTGGACGACCGCATCAAGGTGCTGCGCGGCGAGGGAATGATTGCGGCGGTAAAGCAGTGCTACCGCCCGGTGCACCAGCATGGGCCGGCGCGGGATGTCGTCATCGTGCACCTCAACGATGGCCGGACTATGCTGGAGATCGGTGAGCATGTGTTGCACCTCGTCCGCCCTGAGGCCGCGCGCCTTGGCCAAGGCTTGGCGGGCGTGGCCCTGGAACACACGGCGCTGACACGCGTCACGGAATTACAGGACCAGTTGTTGGAAGAGGTGGCGAAGCGGCGGGCGCTGGAGAAAGAGGTCAAAGCATTGAAGAATTCCAACAGACATGACTCCCGACAGGGGGATTTACTCCTGGGGATTGCGCCCTGAGTGGACTGTGGAATTGGCGCTTGACAATCGATCTTTTTTTGCGAAGATATATGGTGGTGCAGTTCTGCACTGTAACGCAAGAATAGACGCATGGATTACCCACTTCCAGACAATGAGGCAATTATCTTAAAGACAACTGACGTTCTTCCTGGGGACGTGCTTTTAGCTTATGCTTCAATAATGTCTGAGGAAATATATAGCCAGCCAATTGGATACTCACATGCATCTATCGCAATATCCGAAGGGAGAGTGTTGGATGCCTCTGGATCAGGAGTTCACATTATAGAGCTGTCTTCGCTCTTTGATGAGTATGATCATTTGGCTGTGCTTCGAGCATCTTTGACATGGAGTGCGCGAAGACTTCAATTACTTGAGCAATTTGCTATTGCCCACGATGGGAAGAAATTCAATAGAGATGGTTTAAAGGGTGCACCAGATAAGATAAGAAGTCTAGAGAAGGATTGGAGGGGAAGATTGGAGAGATTCTTTACGCAATCTGCTCCTCCAGATAGACCGAGCCATGATGCCTTTTTTTGTTCTGAGCTAGTTGCTCGCGCTTTCGTTGATGTAGGAATAATTGATGAGTCAGCGGAGATTGTCTTGTCTCCAGAAACGATTTATCCTAGCAAAATAGGTCTAGATAAAGTATTTGGGTTTTTTCAGGGTTATTTGATACGAGACGATGGTTATAAGGTTCCGGAAGAAGATCATTTCCGAACCTCGCTTTGAGTGCAATTGAAGACGGGCTTATCATCGAAAAATCGCCGATTTATTTTCGGCGGCTTGCTTGAGACAGCCTTCTCTGGCTAGGGTTCGACGCTAGTCGAGCAGGCCGGAACACTTGGGCGATGGCACAACGTCCTGCCGGCAAGTCCGAGCCTCAAAAGAAATCTGCACCCAAGAAGCCTGCGGCCGCTAAGAAGGTCGCAGGCTCTGCTGCGCCCGCTGTTCGGCAATCGGTCAAGAAGCTGCCGAGCACCACCGCGAAACCGGCATTGAAGAAGGCGGCGGTCAAAGAGGCCAGCACCTCTAAGCGAACAGACGCACAGGCACTGACCGCGAGGGAGTCGAAGTTCATCGATGAATTCCTGGTGGACCTGAATGGAACCCAAGCGGCGATTCGGGCCGGCTACAGCGTCAAGACAGCTCGGCAGATCGCCTCTGAGAACCTGTCAAAACCTCACATCCAAGTCTCGATAGCGGAAGCCCGAAAGCAGCAGCAGGAGCGCACGCAGATCACTGCTGATGCCATGCTCCAGCAGGCCTGGCTGATCGCCACAGCCGATGCGCGTGAGCTGATCGAGACCAAGGTCGCATGCTGCCGCCATTGCTGGGGTGAGAACTTCCGCTACCAGCGCACCGTCAGCGAGATGAACCATGCACGCGAAGCATGGCGCGCTGAAGGCAAGGCGCCCGCGGATTTCGATGAAGAAGGCGGCATTGGCTTCAATCCCCATCGGCAGCCGCACCCGGAGTGCACTGCATGCGTTGGCGATGGATATGCGCGCGAGGTCATCAAGGACACTCGAACCCTGAGCCCGGCCGCAGTCCAGCTCTATGCCGGCGTGAAGCGCACCAAGGAAGGGCTGCAGGTCCTGATGCACAGCAAGGAGGCCTTTGCCGAGAAGCTGTGGAAGTACCTGGGCCTGTACGAGAAGGACAACCAGCAGAAGTCGGACCCGCTGGCTGCGCTGTTGCATCGCATCTCCAAGGAGAACGGCAACGGCTTCGCACCGATTGCAGATGACCCTGAGCGCACGGGCCCGCGCTCGGGCTCCACGCTGCAGGTGAAGCAAGACCCGACGGACAAGGAGGATTGAGGCTGTGGCCGCGCGCGTCCACAGTGCTCCCCTGAACCGGCTCCCCGACACGCCCGAGGAGCTGGAGCGGTGCTTGCGTGATCCCGAATGGCGCCTGTTCTCCGGCTGCCTGTACAAAATCATGGTCAAGGGCGATTCCAAGGATGGGGAAGAGGCCGACACCTTCACCATGCCTTTCCGGCCCAATCGCGCGCAGAAGCGGTTCATCAGCCGGCTCTGGCACCGCAACATCATCCTGAAGGCGCGGCAGCTCGGCTTCACCACCCTGATCGCAATCCTGTGGCTGGACCACGCGCTATTCAATGCGGATCAGCGCTGCGGCATCATCGCGCACGACCGCGAAGCGGCCGAGGCCATTTTCCGGGACAAGGTGAAGTACGCCTACGAGAACCTGCCCGAGGAGATTCGCGACCGCTTCCCCCTGGCACGCGATAGTGCGGTAGAACTGCTTTTCGCCCACAACAACAGCAGCGTGCGCGTGGCCACCTCCATGCGCTCTGGCACCATCCACCGGCTGCACGTCTCCGAGCTGGGCAAGATCTCGGCGCGCTTCCCGCACAAGGCCAAGGAGGTGATGACCGGCTCCATCCCGGCCGTGCCCACCACGGGCATCCTGGTGATCGAGAGCACGGCCGAAGGCGCCAACGGCGAGTTCTACCACCTGTCCCAGCGTGCGGAGGCCCTGCACTACACACACAAGAAGCTGAGCCCGCGCGACTATCGCTTCCACTTCTATGCATGGTGGCAGGAGCCCAACTACCGCATGGACGCGGGCCTGGTCCATGTCACGCGCGAGCAGCACGACTATTTCGACCAGGTCGAGGGCGAGATGCAGTGCGCCATCGATCTGGAGCAGCGGGCCTGGTATGTGGCCACCCAGGAAGCGGACTTCCCCGGCGCGCCTGAGCGCATGTGGCAGGAGTACCCGTCCACGCCGGCCGAGGCATTCCAGCAGTCCAGCGCGGGCCGGTACTACGCCAAGGCCATGGTTGCGCTCACGAAGCGCGGCGGCATCACCTCGGTGCCAGAGCTGGACCTGCCCGTCTACACCTTCTGGGACATCGGGCGCGCGGACGGGACGGCCATCTGGTTCATGCAGTCCCTGCGCGGCGAGGATCGCTTCATCAACTACTACGAGGAGCACGAGGAAGACCTGCGGCACTACGTGCGCCACCTGCAGGGCCTCGGCTACGTGTTCGGCGCGCACTTCCTTCCGCACGACGCGAATCACAAGCGCTTGGGCGACACCAACCGATCCACCAAGCAGCAGCTGCAGGCCCTCATGCCTGGACAGAAATTCACGGTGGTGCCGCGCATCACCGAGCTACAGACGGGCGTCAACCTGGTGCGCAAGCACCTGCGCGGCGCCTGGTTCGACCGGGAAGCCTGTGCCTTCGGCCTGGAGCGCCTGCGCGGCTACAGCAAGAAATTCAGCCGGGCGCTGAACAAGTTCATCGATGAACCCGACAAGTCCAACGGCTGCACGGAAGGCGCGGACGCACTTCGGCAATGGGCCCAAGCCAAGGAGAGCGGGCTGTTCAACCCCAATGACGATGGGTACGGCGCGCGCGCTGAGCCCGAAGAGGAAGAGGATGCGCCGGACTGGCGCGCGTGAGGCACTGCTATGAACTATGCAAAACCCCCAAGCACTGCAGACCTGGGCGCGGCCCTGACGCCGCACGAATATGCCCGCATCATCGATGACATCCTGGAGCAGCCGCCGTGGCGCCGGCAGGCCGACATGGAGGCCGACTATGCCGACGGCAACCAACTGGGCAGCGAACTGCTTGCGCGCATGAAGCGCTTCGGCATCCCACCGGCCAAGGAGAACATCATCGGCCCGGCCATTGCATCTGTGTGCGGCTACGAGGCCAAGACGCGGACGGACTGGCGTGTAACGCCAGACGGCGAACCTGGCGGCCAGGATGTGGCCGATGCGCTCAACTTCCGGTTGAACCAGGCCGAGCGCCACAGCCGGGCAGATCGCGCGGTCAGCGATGCCTTCAAGCCCCAGGTGAGCGTGGGCTTGGGCTGGGTGGAGGTCGCGCGGGCCAGCGATCCGTTTGCCTACCCCTACCGCTGCCGGTATGTGCACCGCAATGAAATCTGGTGGGACATCCGGGCGCAGGAGGCTGATCTGTCCGATGCCCACTGGCTGCTTCGGGAGCGCTTCATCCGCAAAGACCGGGTCGCGGCGGCATTCCCCAAGCACCGCGAACTGATCATGCGCGCGGACTCTGCATCAGGCCCTGGCGGATACGGCGGCTATCTGGGCGAGGGCGGCTACTCCACGGGTCTGGTGCCGGGCCTGGATGTGTCCCGGGCCTGGACGCCGCGCGAGCATGCTTGGTACCGCTCTGAGACCGACGAGCTCAGCCTGTGTGAGCTCTGGTACCGGCGCTGGGTGTCGGCGCTGGTGCTGCGCCTGCGCGGCGGCCGCGTGGTCGAGTTCGATGAATCCAACCAGCAGCACCGCCTGGCCGTGGCCTCGGGCGCGGGCACGCTGTCGCGCGAGACCGTCACGCGGCTGCGTCGGTCCTACTGGATCGGACCCTTCTGTTTGCATGATGGGCCTACGCCCTATCCGCATCAGCATTTCCCATATGTGCCGTTCTGGGGCTACCGGGAGGACCAGACGGGCATGCCCTTCGGCCTGGTGCGCGACATGCTTTTCCCGCAGGACAACCTGAACAGCACCATGGCAAAGCTGCGTTGGGGCATGGCCTCGACGCGGGTTCGACGCACCAAGGGCGCAACGGAGATGACCAGCGCGCAGATCCGCCAGCAATTGGCCCGCCCGGACGCCGACATCGTGCTGGACGCCGAGCACATGAAGGAAGGGGGCATATTCGATGTGGAGCGCGACTTCCAGCTCAACGCCCAGCACCTGCAGCTGATGGAAGACAGCCGGCGCGCGCTGGGCCGTGTCAGCCCCGTCACGCCGGCCATGCAGGGCCAGGCCGGCACCGCGCGCAGCGGTCTGCAGGAAACCACCCAGGTGGAGCAGTCCCAAATCGGAATGGCTGATTTGATGGACAACACCAAGGACGGGCGCACGATGGTCGGCGAGTTGCTGATGTCCCTGATCATCGAGGACATGGGCGACGAGGAGCAGATCATCGTGATCGAGGGCGACGTGCTCAACCCACCGCGCACCGTGGTGCTGAACAAGGCTGAAGAGGACCCCGAAACAGGCCTGGCATATCGGTCCAACGACGTTCTGCGCACGCGCATGAAGGTCGCTCTGGAGGACGTGCCGAGCACCAGCAGTTTCCGAGGCCAGCAGCTCAGCTCGCTGTCCGAGGCGGTGAAGTCCCTGCCCGAGCATATCCAAGTGGTCGCGCTCCCATTCCTGATCGACCTGATGGATCTGCCCCGCAAGAAGCAGGTGGTGGAGGCCATCCGCGCGGCGACGGGCCAGCAGACGCCGGAGCAGATCGAGCAGCGGGTGCAGCAGGAGGTGCAGGCCGCGCTGCTGAAGGCCGGCCACGAGCTGAAGGCGAGGGAGTTGGAGATGAAGGAGCGCCTGACGGACGCCCAGATCAAGAAGGTGATGGCCGACGCCGTGCAGGTGGGCGTGCAGGCCGCCTTCTCGGCGATGCAGGGCGGGGCTCAGGTCGCCATGAATCCTGCCATCGCCCCCATCGCGGACGCCATCATGCAGGGCGCGGGCTACCAGAAGCCGAATCCAGGTGGTGATGATCCGGACTTTCCGGTGCCGGGCGTTGTTGCCGGTGGCCCCGCGCCTCAGTCTGGCGGGCCGGGCGCGGCCGGCGACATTGGCCAGGTGCGCGAGAACACCAGCCCTTCATTCCCGCCCATCCCTCAGGACCCGTCGCGCGGCATGCAGGGGATCGAGACCGCCACCCCTGCCGACAACCTATAGCGGCACACTCCGTCCAGAGTTGGATACGGCGGGCGTGCCGCCTGACACTGTGTCCACGTTGAAGGCGAAAGCCAGAGACGAGAAGCCTGCCCGTGATGGGTCGGCACCTCCCGCAGCTGGAGAGCGTGATGGTCGGGGCTTCGGCCCCGGCCTGATCCTCGAATCTGCGTGCCCCTTCAAACAGGCCCGGCCGGATAGCCGGGGATGTGGAGCACCTACATGCCGATGTCACCTGAGCAACTGCTCGAATCCGCCTTTGCAGGACAACTGGATCTGGACGCGGACGCGGCCCAGACCGCCGAAGCCAGCAACGCCGCGAGCACTGCTATTCCCGCAACCGCCACCCCTGGCGCTGAGCAAACTGCTGCAGCGCCTTCTCCCGCTCCTGCTGCCGCACCCGCTGTTGCAGCAACCCCGGCTCCTGCATCTGCTGCAGGCGCGGCTCCGGCTCAGGATGACGAGCCGGCCGGCGCGCCTATTGCCAGCAAGTCGGGCAGCTACACGATCCCCTTTGAAAAGCTGGCCCAGGCCCGCACCGAGCGTGACCAGTTCAAGGCGCGCGGCGACTCGCTGGAGAGCGAGAACGCCACCTTGAAGGCGCAGATCGAGCAGTTGAACCGCAGCCAGCAAAGCAACCTCGCTCAAGCCCAGGCGGATGCCGCGGCCCGCGAGCAAGCTGGCGCGGCGCCGACCTCGGCCGACAAGAACCTGGCCATTGCCCAGGCCGCTGCCACCCAAGGCGTGGACATGGCCCTGTTCGGCGACTTCTCGGAAGAGGGGATCGCCAAGGGCGTGGCTGCGCTGGTGGACCAGCGTGCTGCAGCACTGGTGGACGCGCGACTGGCCCAGGCCATGCAGCCGCTCCAGCAGCGCGAACAGCTCAGCGCGCAGCAGGCGCATGAAAACGCGATCTACGCGGCGCACGCCGACGCGGACGAAATTGCCGACTCTGCCGAGTTCAAGCAGTGGGTGGATGCCCAGCCTGCTTTCGCGCGTGCAGCTGTGGCCAATGTCCTGCAGAACGGTTCTGCTGCGGAAATCGTGGAAGTGTTCAGCACTTTCAAGGGCGCAAAGCCTGCCGCAGCTCCTGCCGCCAGCCCAGCAACTCCCGCCAACGCCGTGGACGCGGCTGTGGCAAAGGCGAAGGCTGGTGCCGAGCAAGCCGTGCCGGTGAGTCTGTCCGAGTTGACGGGCGCGGCAGCCGGTGCCAGCGAAGCAGAGCGTGTGCAGGCCCTGGCCGATAACCCGGCTGCACTGATCAACGTGATGAGCGGAATGTCACCGGCAAAGCTGGATGCCCTGATGAACAGCGTGGCGTGAGCCACTGAAGCATTTTTTGAAACCCGGGCCACCTCGTGATGAGGCAGCCCTCTCCCCAAGACGGAGGACATATGTCCGGAAAAACCAATGTGGCAACCGGCTCGCCGAATGCCCAATTCGTCCAGGCTGCCGGGCTGTTCGCTCAGTCCATGCAGCGCAATTCGACGCTGAACCGCATGGTGGGCACCGTCCCCCAGGGCGAGGCTCACGTCAGCGCCGTTCTGAGCAAGCAGACCTCCACCGACATGCCCATCGTTCGCACGGTGGACCTGACGCGCGGCAAGGGCTCCGAGGTGGAGTTCCACTTCGTGCAGCCCACCAATGCCTATCCCATCATGGGCAGCCGTATGGCCGAGGGCAAGGGCACGGGCATCGAGCTGGACAACGGCCGCGTGCGCGTGAACCAGGTCCGCTTCCCGGTGGACATTGGCGACACGATGACCGATATGAATTCCCCCGTTGAATTCCGTCGCATCGGCCGACCCATTGCGCTGTCGCTGATGAACGGCTACCAGGACCAGCTGATGCTGACCCACTTGGCCGGCGCGCGCGGCTTCCACGACAACATCGAATGGCGCCTGCCTACCGAGGCACATCCGCAGTTCGCGGAATTCGCCATCAATGAAGTGAAGGCGCCCACACGCAACCGCCACTACATTGCCGATGGCGATTCCATCAAGACCGTGGCCGCCAACGCGGGTGAGCTGGACATTGCATCCACCGACGTACTCGGCATGGATGTGGTGGACAGCATTCGCACGACGATGGAATCGATCCCGCTGCCGCCGCCTGCCATCAAGATCCCCGAGGACAAGGTGGCCGAGGATTCGCCGCTGCGCGTTCTGCTGGTCTCGCCTGCTCAATACCACGCCTTCGCCCAGGACCCCGGCTTCCGCCAGTTCCAAGCGAACGCCCTGGCACGCGCGTCCAAGGCCAACAATCACCCCCTGTTCCTGGGTGAAGTAGGGCTGTGGAACGGCATCTTGATCTGCAAGATGCCCAAGCCCATCCGCTTCTATGCCGGCGACACGGTGCGCTACTGCGCCTCCTACGAGACCGAGACGGAAAGCACCTGCGTCGTCCCCGCCTCGTTCGGCACCACCCACGCAGTGGACCGCGCGATCCTGCTGGGCGGCCAGTCCCTGGCCCAGGCTTTCGGCAAGTCCAAGCACGGCGGCATGCCCTTCTTCTGGAGCGAGAAGGACTTCGACCACGGCGACAAGCTGGAGCTGTTGATCGGCGCCATCATGGGCGTGTTCAAGATCCGCTGGCTGGTGTCGCAGGGCAACGGCAAGAAGCACTACACCGATCACGGCGCCACGGCCATCGACACGGCAGTGCGCATCATCGGCGAGCGCAACTGACGCGCCCCAGGGCGGGCGGTCAGCTGATCGCCTGTCCTCCGCTGAGTTCTTCACCATTTCATCGGAGGCCAACATGGCAACCATCACCAAAGTGCAGTCCGCCAGCAATCGTCTGGGCGCGACGCCGTGGGGCAACCTGAGCGCCCTGCATTACACCCTGGCCACCAACGCGGCCGGCGCGGCCCTGGGCGGCGACATCCTTACACCCGCCATCCAGGGCACAAAGATCCGCCTGGGCCTGCTGCCCGCTGGCTTCAAGCTGATCGACAGCCTGGTCGTCGTTGCCGTTGGCATGACGGCATCCGTCACCGCCAAGATCGGCTTCGAGTATGCCGACGGCGTGGACGTGCCGGCGGTTCCCCAGGACGACGACTACTTCGGCGCGGCCGTGAACCTGGCCGCCACGGCGCGCCTGCGCAACGCCACTGCCAACCCGGTCATCACGCTGCCCAAGGACGCCTACCTGATCCTGACCGTGGGCGGCGCGGACAACGCCAAGGCCAGCGCGCTGGACGTGGTGGTGCTGGGCGTCCCCGAAGGCGTGGCCTGACCGAAGCCGCGCTCGCGGCGATGAACCATGCAGCAAGCCGGCCTGTCCGGCTTGTTTCACATGAACGGAGCGAATCATGAAGTTCGACAAGCTGGAATACACGGGCAAGAAGCCCTATCACGACCGTCACGCAGCCACCCATTGGCAGCCTGGCGATACCAAGCTGGTGCCCGAGGCCGTCGCGCGCAAGTTGCTGCGCTTCGTGGAATTCCGCCGCGCTTCCGTCGATCAGCAGCAGGCAGAGCAGCTGCAGCCTGCCGACCAGCAGGACCAGCAGCCTGACACCACGCAGACACAGGACGATGCTGCGCTTCAACAGGCCCAGGCCGCCCAGCAGCAGGCAGAGCAACTGCAGCAGCAAGAGCGTGCGGCCACCGAGGCCATGCTGCTGACCATCGAAGGCATGGACAAGGGGGCCCTGGCCGAGTACGCCGCAAAGTACGAGGTCAAGCTGGACGCGCGCAAGGGCGAGGCCAAGATGCGCGCCGAAGTGGCAACCCTGATTGAGCAGTTCGGAGCCCGCTGACATGAACCTCAAAGACCTGATCGCGCGGTTCCGGGTCGCGGCCGATGATGAGGTCGAGACCTATCGGTGGACTGACAAGAAGATCACCATGTGGCTGAACGACGCGGTGGCCGAGGCCGCGGTGCGCGGGCGGCTCCTGCTGGAATCCAGCCTTGCGGGAATTTGCCGCATTGCGGCCAAGGAAGGGCAGAGCACATACCAGCTGCACCCGGCGCTCTACGAGATCACGCACCTGTCCTATGCATGCGACGGTGCGAGCGAGCCGCAGCAGTTGGACCTGGTCTCCACTGAATGGCTGGACCGCAATCAACCGGGGTGGCGCCACAAGCGCATGGACCGTGTGCGATGGGCCGTGCAGAGCGAAGGCGCCATTCGCCTGGTGCCGGCACCGCCGCGCGACGGCCAGATCATGCTGGAAGGCTACCGGCTGCCCTTGAGCGAAATGCGATCCGGGGCCGACGTGCCCGAGATCCATGCCTTCAGCCACGACAAGCTGGTGCTCTGGGCGCTGTATCGCGGCTTTTCCCAGCCCGACTCCGAGGCCTTCGACCCGACCCGTGCCGAGCTGTCCGAGCGCGAGTTCACCAAGTATTTCGGCCGGCGCCCCGATTCCGACATGCGTCGGGAGACGCGCGAAGACGTGCCGCACGTCACCGAATCAATCATTCTCTGAAAGGCCCGCCATGTTCGGCTTTCAACCTGACAAGAAGGCGCCGCCGGCCCCGCAGCCCAAGCTGGGCTTTCGCACGCGCAACCAACGCCAGAGCGAGGCACTGGCACAGGCCCAGAACCAGGCGCCAGACTCCATCCCCGGCATGTTCAAGCCAGGCGAGTTCGTTCTGCCCCCCGATACCGTGCACGCCATGGGCGGCGCGGGCGCGCTGCAGGCAGCCGTGGATGCCACCCATACACCCGCCGCCGAAGATGCTTGGGTTCCGCGCGGCTTCAAGCCCAAGGTATTCTTCGCCAATGGCGGCCGGCCTGAAGACCAGATTCCCCTGGATGGCCAGCGCGCGGCGCCTGCCGCCGACGGCTCCCAGGACAATCCGATGAATTCGGAGCTGGGTCGCAATGTGACCAACACCCTCAATGCCCTCGGCGGTGGTGCGGCCGGCGCATCTGGCGCTGTGGCGCGCGCCGTGGACGCGGGTATGGGCGCCAATGCAGCACTGGGCGCTGGGCGTGCAGCAGGTTTTGCGAGCCGGGCTTCGTCCACTGCGGCGCCCCTGGGTGTGCCTGCAGCCGGCGCCGTCGGCCTGGGCGCGGCCTATCAGGCTGACCGGCCCGTGGGCGGCCTGCCATCCCTCCGCACGACCAGCTCCACAACCCCTCCGGCATCTCCTGGCAGCAATTCCTCCAGCGGCACGGCGCTTGCCGGCTCTGGTGCCAGCATGGGCCCGCCGGATGCCGCGGCCCCGTCCGAAGTGATGCCGGGCGTCTATCGTCGCGGCAACAGCTACGCCGACAGCGCGCAGGCTGCAGCCCTGGGCGACCAGCCGCGCGGCCTTCCGTCCTGGCAGAACCAGAACGCGGCCAACAACCTGGCAGGCCAGCAACAGGCCGAATCCATGGGCCGCGTGCAGGCCGCCATGGCGCCGCCACCCACATCGCCCATCCAGCGCGTGGCCATCATGGGCTCCGGGGACGCGCGCGGCTTCCGCCGTGCCAGCAACCTCCGAGCATCAGATCGCGGCGACCTGGCACGCCTGCAGGAGGCCCAGCGCTACGACACTCGCCTGGGCTTCGCCGCCGGCCAGCAGCAGCTGGAGCGCGACCGCATCGCAGCCGACACCTTCCGTACAGCCCGCGGCTTCAATGTGGATCAGCAGCGGCTGGACACCGAGCGCCGCCTGGCGGACTCGGAGATCACGGCGCGCGGCTTCAAGACCCGGGCCCAGCGCCAGGAGGAGCAGCTGCGCAATACCTTCCTCGATCCCAACGCAACACCACAGCAGCGGCAGCAGGCACAGCAGTACCTGCGTGCGATCAACGGTGAGGCGGATCCGTCCCAGTGGGCTCTGCAGGTCACCCCGGCCACCAAGAACGCCGACGGCTCCACCACGGAATCCAGCGTCTACCGGATCAACAAGGCTTCGGGGGATGTGCAGAGGGTGGATGCTGCTGCTGGCCTTCCACCAGGCATGACCAAGCAGGTCGGGACATCAGGCGGGAAGCCGGTATACGAGGACGCGAACGGCCGGCGGTTTGTGGGAGCGTAGGCCCTACTGGCCATCCAGCTTTCCGTTGAACGGTACAAGGCCGCCATGTTCGGCCTTGAACTCGCCCATCGTGCGGATCACCGTGTCGGTGGAGCCCTTGATGATCGCGTTCTCCCTGGCCTTGTCCTGCGTAACCCAGGCCCAGAAGTCGTTCCGGGCAAACAGCGCATCGGCGTCCGGGTGCGCGGCGTAGATCTTCCTGTAGTGCGTCTCAAGCTTCAGCAGGTCTGCATCCGTCTTCACCAGCGGGTGCTGCGCGCGAATCTCCGCTGACAGCGGATACCGCTCGCACATGTCTGTGGGGCCTGCGCTCGGGCTATACAGGCACCCGCACGCGCGCATGATCATTCCGGCCGCCGGCTGCCAGGACGTGTCGCGCGCCTTGTCCAGCGTGCACTGCTCAGGGGACTTCGGGCCCAGCAGGCCACGGCCCGAGCCGCGGCGAACCTCGAAGAACTTGTCAGGGTGCTGCTGGGCACACAGGTTCAGCGCAGCAGCGTGGGCCGGCGCGTTCTTGACGCCGGGGAGCTTGTCCAGGAGGCAGGTGGCGTAGTCGGCGGCGAAGGCCGAGCCGACGAACAAGAAGGCAGGGAGTACAAGCAGGCGGCGCATTGGCGGAATGTATCAGCCTCTGCGATCAGCCCGCCGCGAGACGGTGCGCAGGTACAGGCCTGCACCCACGGCAGTCAGGACCAGCGGAATAGGGGTGAGCAATACAAAGTCGATGGCGTAGACAGCAGCGCCCACTACCGCTGCGATCAGCGCATGCAGCATCGGTCGGTTCGTGGCCGTCCGTGCCACCATGCAGCCCGCGAGAAGCGGGGGCACGGCCAAGTTGGCGGGGATCAGCACCCACAGCGTACTCGAGTACTTCACGGTTCCAGGCTCCGGGCTGCCAACCACGAACTGCATCAGGAAGCTCAGCAGCCACCATACGCAGCCGTAGCTGAACAGCAGGGACAGGCAAAGCGTTTTGTAGTCGAGACGGCCCAGGTTCACTGGGAGGCCTCCTCAATAAACTCTTCCAGAACTTGGACCGCGCCACGGATACGCGCGAGGGTTATCTGGGGT